ACCGTGGGCGAGCGGAGATCGGTGCTCAAAAGTGGGTCCCGCATGGTGGTGGACTGAAGAAGAAGACCATTATACTGGGCTTTAATCATTAAAGCCCAATAAGAAATGTTGGGCCTTGATAATGGCCTGTGTGATGTTAGGGCCCTTTATTTTGTGAAGGGTCTGTTTGTATTAATTATGTCCTTGATGATCTGTGTTTGGAATTTAAACGGTGAACTTCTTATTGAATACGTACGGTTCGATTACATCCATTCCCAATATCTCTGGGTTTTCAAGTACAAGTATATCTAGTCTTTGAACTATGTCTTCTATCTCGATCTCTTCTATCTTTGCGCCGTTGTTAGCGAATAAGAAATTCGCTATGATATTCCCTTCAAATCCGTTGAAGTCGAATGGAACTTGCATGTCTCCGTACGTGTACTTGACGATCCCTTCATACTTGATGAGCGCTGGTGACATGGTGGAAATTATCCTAATGTGAATGAAGATCTTCATGTTCTCCATGATGCGAACGTCGACTGTGAACTTGACTCCCTGCTTGTTTGTTCCGCTCCTTGTCATTTCTGCTTGTGTGATGGAATTGATCATTATGCCTGCATTTATAGACCTAAACGTGAGATATTTGGTGTTGTTGTGTGGTTGTGAGTGATCCATTAATATGTGATTGTGGATTAATATCCCAAAGTGATGATGGAGATGTATTACATGTGCGGTGATGTTGGCTCTAATCCTTCATACATGGGTTTGTACGTATATCTCTATATACGTGAGTGCAAGAAAAAGGATAAGAAAATGTGGACTGAATTGAAAAGGAAAGAAAACGAAAAGAAAAGAAGAACTACTATCAAAGAAAAAATGGGAGCGCAGCGGATCGAAACAAAGAACCCGGGGAAAGAGAAAAAATAAAAAGTAAAAGAAAAAAATAAAACTCGAAAACGCTATCGTTTGAGAGGAAGGAAAAAAGAAAAGAAAAAATAAATTAGGAACCTAAAACGGAGACGTTTGAAGGTGACTCTGTGTTTTTACCATTTACCGCGCGGTAAATGGTAATTGGGTAAAAGAGGGTTAAACAGAGAGGCACCGATAGGTAAATTGATCACCGATATATCGGTGATCAATTGGGTACTCATAAATTGCTTTTCCTAAAATACCCCCGCTTTTGTGTCTAAGAGGCGCGTCGGAGTGCGGCTAAAAAGTTAACATTCTCTCTCCTCATTTGAGTACCAATACAATTTCCCGGTGATCGGAGTCGCATTTTCCGACACGCGCGGCGGTGTGTACCCCTGGGAGGGTAGGTACCCTACGCAGCAGCCTTAGCTACGCCGGAGCTTAGCTCGCCCACGTTCTAATATT